CCTGCGCTACAAGTGGTTTTACAAATATCTCTTGAAGTTTATTTTTTATAACAGCCTTCTGTCTCTCTTTTCGAGATAACATAGCATTTTTGGAATGATCAATTATCTTTTCTTTCTTCGGCTTATTCTTAAAGTCACTAGCAATTCCACCTGTGACTAAGTTAAGATACGGGAAGTTGTGAACTTTATCTCTCCCATATGAAATAGTGGTTTTGTCGTCCAATCTTATATTTATGACACTATCTGACTTGATATCTAGCCAACGTCCCATATGGATGTTCATGTTTTCAAACATCCTTTTTTGCTCTTGATCAGATCTACTTTGGTTTGCTACCAAATCTGTTACAGTACGCAAAATAAGATTGTCATGCTGACCTTTTTCCTTTGTACTATATACAAATTTTGTCAACTCGTGGACGGAGCCTGGAAGCTTCTCGTCTATAAAATAATTACTTGGTGTCGCCATCAGTACGTATATATTTCGTGTTCAAAATCTTTGATCTCTTTTTTGATGCCTTCGTACACCTGTTTTAAAAGATCATTACCTTCTTTTGGTTCATCCAACATTTTCCTTAAAGCGTATTCCTTCATATAAAGTGCAAAGATATATAAAACTGAAACATAATCGAAGTTATTATCAACGTTCCAATATGTTATTTCTTCTAAAAGAAATTCGGATTCTATTTCATCTACCATTAAAACTTCTTCCTTACTGCCATCTTCATTAGTAATTGTATCAACCGCAGCAATTAGAACTTCTGTTATAACTCCTGGGGTTTTTTCTTTCATACCTGATACCATATATACCCCTTTGTCGTATTTATTATCAGGGTTCTTAACTAACATTCCTATTGCTAATTTAGGACTATTTTCTAATAAATCATATAGTCCTAAGTCTTTAGAATATGTTAATATATTCGGTAAATTTGTTTCAGGTCCTAATTTTGCGCCATAATATAACGCCATATTTATTGCTACGTCATCATTATCATTCGCTCTAATGAATCTATAGATACTTTCGCAGACAATATTCATTCTTATACCTGTACCAATTCCATATATTTTAAAAGTAGCAGCAACACACATAGATGTACCTGACAAATCTTTTACGGGGTCATATACTGTAATGTATTTCGCCCCTTTTTCAGGAGGTTCGTACATTAGTATAATACCTTTCTTTTGTTCTTCTGTTGCTGTTTTTAAATCATCTAAGCAGTGAATAGGAAGTATATTTTTTTCTCTATAGAACTCAACTTCTTTTGTATCTTTATTTCTCTTAAATTTGCCAATATCGTAAGTTGTCTCCCTTTTATTTATTGGCGTTCCTTTTATTCTGTTTAATTTTTCTGACGCTCTATCAACAGGTATTACTCCGCTTGATGTTTGCATGAATATATCTTGATACATCAATGGATATTTTGATATATGCTTAATATATCCTTCTAGTCCTTGGCTATACTTTTCTTTTCTTTTTATTGCGCAATATTCAAATGCTTTAACCGTATCTGTATTTCCCATTTCATTCCTGAATACATCTCTCCTATAAACATCATTTGTAAACAATCCTATTTCTTTTGGATTAGATGGGTCACATAAATCAGGAAATCCTAATCCTCTTACTGATTGTGGGTTTTTAAACATGCTCATAGAGTTCATAACCTTTGTTACTTGTCCTCCTGTTCCTGCGTAAACCTGTGACGATTCTTTTGTCTCTCTCTCTTGCGTACCTTCTGTTTCTGACCATACACCATAAGGATTCTCCCAAACACCTAATTCATCCATCATTGCAAAACTAGCACCTACACCTACTGCAGCAGATATGTTTTCACCAAAAGTAAACTTATGTATCTCTGATCCTGCTCCAACATAATGCTTCCCTCCTAATGCCTTACCTCTGTTTGTTAATGGCTTACCTACTTCTGTTGCTCCATGAAGTGGCGTCCATATTGCACCTTCTTCACTCATTCCATCTTCTCTATAGGCGCCAAGTTCCATTAACTTATTGTAACTTGTTGTAAACTTGGTTACGTGTTCATTTACAAATTTTGAATCCCAAGATCCTAGTATTCCTACAAATTTTGTGTCTTGCCTGTAGTAACTTTCAATTGTTTTTGCATTATTAGTTACAAATCCCCTTTGGATTTTATTTAATAAATGATATGACTTACCAAAACGTCTTGTTGCAAACCAAACAAGATTATAGTTTTCATTTTGCATTAATGGGTTCCCAAGTGGTTCCTTATAAGTTCTATATAGATACTCTCTAGGTTTTATATATTGTTTTATCTTCCCATTTTTATCTAATAAATCTTCTGCATAGATGTCAAAATATGCTTTATCGTAGTGATCATTAATGTCTTTATAATTTTGATATTTATATGCTAAGACATTACATGTGCATTTTTTATCATCTTCAAATCCGGAAAATCCTTCCATGATCATGAAGTTGTAAGTAATAAACCAATCTACATCTCTTAGTGTTGGGTGTTCTTCTTTTGTAGCTTGTCCTGGCACTTGTTTTTGAATATAATACAAGTTCCTATAATGGAATAAGTCTGCCGGCATATATCGATAACCACCTATGTTTTTTTTCTTATCATAATCCCTGCCCCACATTCCGTTCATAGTCTTATACAATATGTCTTCCCAATAAGACCTGTATCTTTTTTCTTCAAGTACTGGATTAATTAATGGGTGAGTATCTTGAATAAATTCTTCTATATTGTTTAATTCAAAATCAAATAACTTAAAATATCTTGGCTCTAAGTACTTCATTAATTTAGTTTTGTTCTAGCCAGTAATCCAGGTTGCTTGTCTCCCTGAAAAACAATAGTCGTATATTTTGATTCACTATTGCTTATTCTATTTTTAAAAGCAAGAAGATGTTCTCTACCTTCTTTTAACGCTTGTACGTTCGACCCTCCTGATTGTTCTATTAATATTTTTTGCCTTATAAGTAATATTGAATAGTCAACTTTGTCTTCATTCATTAAAATATTATCTCTATAAAGCTTATCTATGTGTACGTAGTCGTCAAACTTTAATTTAAAAAATGACTTATTACACCTTTCTTCAAGTTCCTTAGTATCCATTTTGTCGAAGTAGAAAGATTTTGGATCTCTGACATAGAAATATGACCACATTATCTTACTAGCTATCTTTTTACCTTCTTTTTCGATAAGTTTTTTCACTTCTGGATATAAACAAACTTCTTTATTTGCTTCAAAAAAGTCATCAGTCTCAAAGTCTCCTTCTATGGTCCTTGGATAGTAATTTTTACTTCCTTCAAATTCATTTAAAAGCGAGAAACACCTTTTACTGTCGTTTATCAATGCATCTTTAGATTTTATCGCTTGCTGTATCGTAAAATTTTTGCCTGTTTCACTTTCAATACCTTTTTGTAATTGCTTCTTCATCTGAAGGAACATGATTATTTCTTCATTCTTGATAATCTCGTCTTCATAAAACTCTATGAGCGGCTTTATGTCTCGTTCGTCGCTGAACTCTTTATAATAGTTTTTTCGAATAAATAATACTCTTGAATTGTACGACATCTTATCATAGAAGAATGATCTTGGGTCTATCAGAAAATATATAGACCACATTATCTTACTCGCTTCTTCCTGCGGCTTTTCGTCAAGGAGATGCTTTATAATAGGAAACTTCTTTAAGTCTTTATTGAACTCAAAGAAGTCTCCAGTGTAATCACCTTTAATTTTATATGGTATTTCGTCAAACTCCATTATGTCTCTAGGATATCGATATTATACAACTCTTTCATCATTCGCTTCTTCATCCTGAATGGGGTTAACTTTCTTGTTGCTGCCGATTTTACATCTTCCACTATAAACTGTTTCTTTTTATAATCGAAGTATGTAAAATCAGCATAATATTTAGAAGCAGTAAGCTTGAATTTTACCTGCATCTGTAGTGCCGTTATTTCGCCGGCGTTTTCCAACATCTTTAATATGGTGTACCTATTCCCTTCCTTTTCTGAATCAAATTTAAGTCCTGACGATAAAATAACCTTCTTGTTACCATACTTACTTTTCTTTGGTTGGTCTTCTTTGCTGACGACATCATCAAGTCCTTGGATAACTACTCCAGGCGTCTTTATTCTTCTTAGATCTTCTTCTGACCAACCACCCATTCTTACTCGCTTTCTGTTGTTGGAAGTAAATCTTTAAATTCATCCATGAAATGGAATGTGTCACTTGCTTTCTTCAATATCTCGTTTTCGGGTGAAAGTAAGACTACAAATGGAATACCTTTTACCTGGAAATGACTTGCAAGCAATACATTCTTTTGGTTTTGTTGGTCGCCAAGGTCTAGGTCATGAAATTCAATTTCAGGATTTTCTTCCTTTGACTTAGTATAATATGGCTTTAATTGAACGCAAGGAGAACACCAAGACGCCCCAAATTTTACAATCTTGAATTTCTTAGAACTTTCTAATGAATCAATAAATGATACTTGATCATCTATGTCTTTTGTAAGAATAGATAATCTATTTTTTAGGTTTTGTTTTAATTCTTTAAAATCCATTACTTGTTGTTTATTTTGATTTTTAATGTCACTGATTCCCAAGGAAGTTGAACGTTTGTTACACTAATTCCCCTTTCGTTTATTACTTCAGTAGGCACTCCTTCTTTATGATACCAAATAGTAAACTGCCTTTCTTCTTGGATAAACAAAGGATCTCCTTTATCTTTAAAATCTTGTGCCGTATATCCATCGTGGTATTTACCTACTACTCTGTTATGATAAAACATAAAATCTCGTGTACAAGGACATCCTGCGGGTTCTGCCTTATATATTTTATGAATATCTTTACCTTCGAAAAACTTTGCTTCAAAAGGAACTACTTCACCCCTTTTACATTCTATATGTATTACCGGTGTCTGTACGAAAAGATCAGTTGTCTGAGCCATATTTTACTTCGATTTTGTATTTTATTTTTGATAAATGAATGATTGCTTTTACTTTGTTAAATATGATAGGACCATAATTATTAAAACTGCATTTCTCAAATGGACTACATGCTTTCTTATATGGATCACATCCGCATCCTTTGACGCCATTTACTATGCATTCCCTTTGTAATATACATGTTCTGCATTGTGGATCGTAAAAACGCATGGCATACTGATCCATCACCCACCATGGTATTAAGGAAACTATATAACCAATGGCAAATGACAAATGTTTACTTGGGAAGAAGCACTCTTTTAAAGGTATTCCTGTATAACCATTTCTTTTAAGGTTATTGTTTACATCTATTGCAATTATACATGCAATAAGATATCCACCTAGTAATACTAGGTACAAAATTTTAATCCAAATCAGCCAAGTCATTTAAAAGTATTTCAGGGTTTTTAAATAATCCGAAAATTTCAGGTTCAGGCAGATTGAATGTATGGAAGTCTGCCAAGTCAGGATTTTTCAATGGGTCAATAAAGAAAACCCTTTCTCTAAATTCTTCATGTATTCTATGTATGAACTGGCTTGGAGCAACGCCTATTTGTTCTGCATTAGAATCTGAACCTTTGTTTTCGTAGTAAGCCTTGTGACGTGGATTTACTAACGTCCTTGTCTTCCTATCATACATACGAATAATATCTCCCTGGTATAACTTCTCGCCGCCGAACGTCAATTCTGATCCTGCCTTGATTACAAAAGCAAGTGGCATACAATGAGTATAGTAATCATTATCTTCCGCAATCTGATCTTCTCTCATGTCTGTGGTATCATATGATACTCTAGGTTGAAAATCATAATGGAATACTCTTG